GGTATAAGTCAGGGTTCCTACCGTCAAAGAAGTAGCTGTAGCGACCCCCAAAATAGGTGTTGTAAAGGAAGGGCTAACTGCTAGAGCAAACCCTCCAGAACCTGTTACATTCTGCCCTAAAGCAGTTTGTACGCCTGTTCCAAACGAAGTAATTCCTGTACCACCGTTAGCGATTGGCAAAGTTCCAATTAAGGAAAGAACTTGAGCGGTAGAAGCTGTAGTGTAGGCTGAAGTACCATTTCCGTAAAGAATGCCAGTTAAAGTACCAGCTACTCCAGAACCACCGTTTACAGGGTTCAAAATACCACTAAGAGTAATCGCTCCACCTGTTGGGGTATTAGGAGTCAATCCTGTTGTACCACCGCTGAACGAAGTCACTTCACCCGTTCCATTAATAGCGATAGTAATAGAACCTGAGCTATTAGTGATAGATATACCCGTACCAGCTGTCAGCGTAGTTCTAGTAAAACCTGTACCGTTACCAATGTCAATTTGACCGTTAGCTGGGGTGGAAGACAAGCCTGTACCACCATTTGCTACAGCAAGAGTTCCGCTTAGAGTTACAGCACCTGAAGTGGGGGCCGCTGGGCTTAAACCAGTTGACCCAGCACTAAACGAAGTAACTGCAACACCTGCAACAGAACCCCATGCAGGAATACCTCCAACAACAGTCAATACTTGATTGGTAGTTCCGATTGGCAAACGGGAAGAAGTATTAGCCGAGCTTCCATAAATCAAATCACCAGTTGTCGTAATTGGTGACAAAGCGTTAAACGCTGAGGACGCTGTAGTTTGACCTGTACCACCATTGGCAATAGGAGTCGTTCCTAACAGCGTTAACAATTGTGCTGTAGTAGCGGTAGTGTATGCAGAAGTACCATTTGCATATGGGATACCTGTCAATGTCCCAGAAATACCCGTACCACCACTAGACGCATTCAGAGTTCCAGCCAAAACAACTGCACCTGTAGCTCCAGAAGATGGTGTTAAACCCGTAGTTCCAGCGCTAAAAGAAGATACTCCAGAACCTGAAACAATTGTTCCCCATGCACCATTAGCATAGGTTTCTAGAGCATTTAAATCGCTATTATAGCGAAGCATGCCATTTATACCTGATGGACGAGCTCCAGTTCCACCTGATGGAAGAGTTATGCTAGCTGTGCCAGGGAATATTGGATTACTTGCAATTCCAATTACTGGAGAAGTATTCCCATTAGTAATCGAAATCTGATTCGCTACACCTACAATTGTGACAGTACTTAGGGCATTATTACCAGCAATTGCCAATAAACCTGTTCCTGAAGCACCAGCAAGGTTTGCCACATTGTTTGTTAAAGCGATGGTAGGATTACCTGTAGTTCCATCACCATTAACAATGCTTAAACCATTGCCAGAAATCGCTATAGAACGGTTTACAAGGCTTGTTCCACTACTCTTGACCATGAACCCTTGACCAGCATTAACAAGGCTTGCAAGAGCTCCTACAGGGGTAATAGCATAGCTACTTTGCGCCCCGCCATCGGCTAAGCTTAATCCTGCACCTACAGCCAAATAACGGCTGTTAGGGAGCGTTGGCTCATTGTTTATGGTTAAAAATGTTTGAGTTTGAACGGGGCTATTAACAATTGCGCTAACCGTTGTTTGTACGGTTTCGCCATTTTGAACAATAGGAACAAGCTCAGTACCTGTGATGGCGGTTTGAGCTGATGGAAGCTGGGATATTCTTATGTTTGCCATAATTATGTAGCCTGTTGACCGCTAATTGAGATAGTTAATCCTGTTGCAGAACCCAATGCTTGAATGGTATCTCCAGCAAATAGGATTTGCGAACCAACCCAATGATAACTAGTATTTGCTGGTAAGGAAACTTGATAAAAAAGTGCATTTGCTGTACCTGCGGTAGCACTTGCAGGTACTAAATAAACTGTATAAGTCAACGCCCCATTGGTTGTGTTGGCAATAATGATGTCTTGAACATTAGCCCGAACATTAGAAGGAGTCGTATATAAAGTCGTAGCTGAAGTCGTAAGCGGACTAATAGCCATACGCACAGGTGTATTGATTTGATAGATAGGTAAATATGGAACGGTCATGGGCTTAAATTATCCAAGTTACCGTCAAGTGGGTCTTGCGAAGTTTCAGGAGCAATACCATACTCACCTTCTGTAACTGGCGTAGGATTGATATTGGGCGCTTGATTTGGGTCATTAACGATATTGGGGTCAGTAGTAAGCGCATCATCGTACTGAGCAATATCTGCATCTGGGCGAGGAAACCGAATAGTAATCTTTTCAGTTGGGCGTGCAGGCAACCTCCAAGGGTCACGCTCATCGTTACACCCTTCATTACAGACCCGTAGACCTGGCAAGTTTCTATCTTGTCCAATATCACTGTAGGCACGCTTCATCTTGCATCTGTCGCATATAGCGATAGATAGCACTGAGTTTCCTTGAGTATCTAACCATTTTGCCATTCTTATCTCGTGTAAACACTAATATTGGGGGCAAAATAAATGGGAGACTTGTCTCGTTCTTCTTGCTCAGCCATATTGAAATACTTTTCTGCTTGCATTTCGCAATAAGCTATGCGGTCAGGGGCTACATTGGGTAACTCCATTGCCATTTGATGGGCAAGCATGTTCTGAATAGCCAAATACCAACGCTGAGGTATCTCAATCTGACCAGAAAGAGAGCCAACATCCTGAATGTAGCGTGAACACCACGAAACTATCTGTGGGTAATACACATTTGGGGTTGGCCAAAGCCACATTTGGGGCTGGGGAATTGTTCTATCAAACCAATATTGCAACGGACGGTTGCTTGGAAAGTTTTTATTGGGCAAATTGGTGTAATCGTCACGATTTAAGCGTGCCAATGGGATTTCATAGGGGTTTGAACCAAAAACAACTTGGTAAACACCCATATTTGCACCTGCTGTTTGCAAAATTCTCCAATAAGGAGCGTTAGCAGATGGGTCTAAATCGTAATAAATCCATGTTCCTGCTACCCAATTGGTTGCAGGAGGGCTATAAATGGTTGTCCAGTTAGTTCCGTCTTGAGAATATTGAATCTGTACCGTTACAGAAGCAGAGATAGCAGGCAAAATACCAACGGTAGCAATATACACAGGATTACCTGAACCATTATTTATTCCTATTGAGCTGTTGTTATTAGTACATTGACAGACATTGGTATATTGACCGTCAAAAGCATATGAACCATTACCTGTAGTGGCATAACCACCCATTGTATTTTGTGTAACAGTTCTGTAATTTGAGTTTAAAACATCGTTAATACCAACTGGCAAGTCCCAAATGTACTGGTCAGGAGTCAATCCATAAACGACTTTTTGTATAGCCCAATACTGAATACCACGGTTGGCAAGGTTTGATAAGAGATAGTAAAGACTATCCTTAGCAGAGTTAACCTGTTCGTTAGTCAGCTCTTCAGCTAGTTTTCCAGCCCGACGAGCTCCATGGTCAATTAGTGTTTGAACTGATATTACTGTTTGACCAACTGTTCCTGAAGTACTCATTAATTACCATCCTGGGCATTTCCACCGTTTTAAAGAGGCTTTGGCACGAGGCGCATCGCCAGTAGACTTCTTTACTACACCCGACATTCTTGCACAGAATGAATCTTTTCTTGAACCACCTTGGGGTTGCGGAGCCTTTAAATGAGACCCCGTTTCCCTATTATACTTTGCACGACCTTTTGCAGTAAGTCCTGCACCAGCTTTAGTAGAAAGCTTTTCACCACGACCTACTGATAGCGATACGCCACCATCTTTCTTTTTAGCAGTTTTAGCTGATTGGATAAACGCCTCTTTAGTAGGCGCACCCTTAGAACCAACTTTACGCATGTGCTCACCAGAACCAGCCTTAATACGAGCCTGCTTCTTATGAATATTTTCGTATAGACCACCTTTAGCAAACTTCTTACCTTTATCTGCACTAGCAAATTCCTTTCCCACTTTAGTTGGAATGCCGACTTTTTTAGCAAACTTTGGATTGTGTGCTACAGCTTCCATCAAATTGTGTTGGGATTTGGATTTGCTTGGCATATTAGGTTCCTACGCCAGTTGTATTGTTGTTGTTTTGAATTAATTTACCAGTAACAATGACGCCAGCCGCTATAGTTCCTGTGCTAGTTACCAATTGCCATTGAATGTCTGTTTTTTCAGGGTAAATAAATGGATCAGAAGATCTATTTGCTGTGTAAATTGAAACAAATGGTTGTTGCAATACGTTTAGTTTTACACCAGTATTGTTATTGATAGCCTGTACTTTGTAAGTAATAATCGTGCTACCTGTATAGCTATTTGAAGTATTAGCTTCAACCCAATCTAAATAGAAAGTATTGCCAGCTGGTACTGTATAAATTGTGCTTTGAGACTTACCAATACCAGCGTTAATTTGGGCAAGAATATTGGTAGTTTGCTTA